ATTCAATCGCGGCGATGATGAACGACACGACTTAGATCCAACAGACTGGTATGTTGTTAAAGATGGTAAAATGTTCAAAACATCTGTTTACCCTAATCAAGAAAAAGAAGCAATGGCACGTGGATACAGTCGTACTAGAGATGAAGCCAAAGCAAAAGCAGGCAAGCAAGGTACAGCGGAAGGCGTTAGAGATTTAGGATATGATGCACAATCTCTTATTATGAAACTACGCCGAGATGTAGAAGAAAAAAGATTACAACCTACTCCACAAGCAGTATTAGCAGCCGCAAGAGAGTTAGCAGGTGATATGGAGTTTGCTCCTCAACTGTTAGTAAAACAAGTGTTAGGACAAGGTGTGGCGGAAGGTGATAAAAAACCTTATCCAAAGACTTGGCACGATGTTGATCCTAAACTTGGCAAGCAAGTTGATAAGATGAGTCAGGCAGAAAAAGTCAAAAAAGGGTTGGCCCATCCCGACACACTGAAGAAAAGTAAAGAGCAAGGTGTGGCGGAAGTTGCACCTCTGGGATGGGAGAAAACTGTCAAGGCCATGAAGAAGCATGACAATATTGATAACCCATTTGCACTAGCATGGTCCATGAAGAACAAAGGCTACAAGAGCCACAAGAAAGAAAGTGCAGACCCTTACTTTGAATCGCTAAGAGCTAAAGTTGAGGAACTTGCAAAAAAGTAAGTGAGCAGGAACCTCAAGACCCTGCTACTGATACAGCGCAGGTTCCTGCTCAAAAAACTCCAGTTGGGCCACAACCGAAGTTAAAACCAGACATGCCTCTTGACTCTTGGAAACAGCGTTTCCAAGATGCTGACCCTAACAGATATCATCAGTTCCGTAATAAAGATCCAGAAAAAAAAGATCGCATGGCTATTGCTGCTCGGTATGCTGCAAATCAACCCAAGCAAACTGAAAACTTTGCAGATGGTAAGAACCCACAAGACAAAGGTGATGCCAAAAGACACGGTGTCAATACCAAAGCATCAGTAAGTAGTTTACGTAAGACTGCCAAGCAAGGCGGACGTAAGGGACAATTAGCGCACTGGATGGCTAATATGAAAGCAGGAAGGGCTAAGAAAAAATGAGAAATTTAATAACCGTTGTTGAAGCTGCAAATAAAGGTTGTCCGCTAGCCACTTATGACATAGATGTAAATTTAAAGAATCGTCAAAAAGCTATTGATCAATATCACTACGGGCCTGCTAATCCCGATGAACCAGGCAACTACTGGAAGGATACCGCCAAGCAGTGGAACATAGATGAAAAAACTGCCAAAACAATGAAATGCGGTAACTGTGCAGCCTTCGATGTATCAGACAAAATGTGGTCCTGCATTGAAGCTGGTATTAAGGGTGATGAAAAATCTGCAGATGCTATGGCTACAATACACAAGGCAGATTTAGGTTATTGTAATTTTTTACATTTTAAATGCGCTGGCAATCGTTCATGCACAGCATGGGTTACTGGTGGAGCTATAGATAATAAAGATAGAACAGAATAAAATAAAATGTTTAAACGATTTGATGTAAAGATAGTATCGAATCCTGTATGCAACGAACCAATATATGATATTGTTGCAGACGATTTTAAATTTTATGACAAAGACGGCTTTGAATTAAATCAAGCAGAGCAAAAGTATTATGGGATGATGAAGCATCCCATAAATCACCCTATACTTAATCATACTTGCTGGCAAGAGCCTTGGTTTGAATTAGAGCACAACAACATTGATCTTATCTTAGATCATTCTATGATTTTACATAGAAGCAGATATGAAGGCCATGCTGCTTACCAATTATCAAAAATTAAAAAAGATATACCAGGAGCGAACTGGCTACTTGATACTCCTCAAAAATGGGGGTTTGACTTTGCATTAGATGCAGTTGCGCCTAATGGTCAAATTTACGAAGTCCTGCATATAGAATACGACAACTATGATTACGACAAATTTTGCAATATGATGATTCGATTTGATCATACAGTAAGGCATACTAATTGGGTTGATGCTGCTAAAAGAATCTTAGAACAGGAACACGAATGGAAAAATCTGACTGGTTTTGCACAAAACGATTGGAAGGCTAATTTCCTAGTTGGTTGGAAACGAGCAGAATATACTGAAAAAAGTTTGACAAAGTAGTTGCACATCTGTATAATTAACACTCACAGGAGATATTATGGGAAAAGCATTCGGCGCACCAGAGCAGGCAAAAATTAAACAAATCATTTCTGAAGGCATGACAGTCATGCAGGAAATCCAAGACTTAACTGAAGGTCTTAATGAAACAATTAAAGCAGTTGCAGAAGAACTTGAAGTGAAACCTAGCGTAATACGCAAGGCAATTAAAGTATCTATGAAAGACCAATGGGATCAAGTTTGGAAAGAATTTGACGACCTTGAGACTATTGTAGATATCGGTGGACATTCACATCGTCGCGACGATCAATGATCATTGACTTTTTTAAACCAACACTAGAGTGGATTCAAGATGACTTTAAGTCTAACAGAGTTCGCTTTGCTATTGAGCTTCTTGCTTGGGCTATTAGCGTTGGTTGCAGTATTACTATGGCACTCACAGTCCCTACTCCACCGCTTCTTACTTTGTATCCCATTTGGATTACTGGCTGTGCTTTGTATGCTTGGGCTAGCTGGACTAGGAAATCTTTTGGTATGTTGGCTAACTATATTTTGTTGACCACTATCGATAGTGTTGGTCTAGTAAGAATGATAATTAATTAAGAGAAAGGTTTGATCAGCCATAATTGATCACATAGACGGTTGCCGGCCATAAGCGGTAGGAGAAAAATATGAGTTATGTAGACGCACGATGGGATCGTGAAAAGGATGCTATCTTTGTTGTAGAACGAGATCCAAAGAAAGGCAGAATCTATCAAGAGTATCCAGCACGATACACATTTTATTACCCAGAACAACGGGGCAAATTCAAATCAATTTACGGCGAAAACCTTTCTAAGGTAGTTACAAGATCGTATAAAGATTTTCAGAAAGAACAACGCATTCACAGTAATCACAAACTGTATGAAAGCGACATCAATCCAGTTTTTAAGACTCTAGAAGAAAACTATCTAAACGCAGAACCTCCAAAACTGAACGTGGCGTTTTGGGACATTGAGGTGGACTTCGATCCAGAACGTGGCTATGCAAGTCCCGAAGATGCGTTTATGCCAATTACTGCGATTGCCGTTCACCTACAATGGTTAGATACACTTGTATGTATGGCGGTTCCTCCAAAGACACTTACAATGGAGCAAGCACTAGAACAGGTTAAGGATTTTCCTAACACGCACTTGTTCGAAACAGAAGCAGAAATGTTAGAAATGTTTCTGCAACTAATCGAAGATGCAGATGTGCTAAGTGGATGGAATAGCGAGGGCTTTGATATGCCCTACACAGTAAATAGAATTACCAAAGCATTGAGTAAGGAAGATACTCGCAGATTATGTCTGTGGGGGCAAATGCCTAAGAAGCGGGAGTATGAAAAGTATGGGAAACAGGCTGTTACTTATGACCTGGTTGGTCGCGTTCATCTGGACAGTCTCGAGCTGTACCGCAAATACACATACGAAGAGCGTCACACATATCGACTGGATGCAATCGGAGAAATGGAGATAGGTGAGACTAAAACTGTTTACGAAGGCACACTTGATCAACTTTATAACAATGACTTTAAAAAGTTTATTGAATATAACAGACAAGACACCGCACTACTCGATAAGCTAGATAAGAAATTAAAATTTCTAGACCTTGCAAACACACTTGCACACGAATGCACAGTGTTACTACAAACTACAATGGGTGCAGTTGCAGTTACCGAACAGGCAATTGTAAACGAAGCTCACCACAGAGGACTAATTGTTCCCAATCGTGCCAAGCGCGACGAGGAAGCAAATAATCAAGCCGCTGGTGCGTATGTTGCATATCCCAAAAAAGGTATTCACGACTGGATTGGATCTATTGACATTAACTCACTGTATCCTTCAGCCATTCGTGCGTTAAACATGGGTCCGGAAACTATCGTCGGACAGTTGCGCCAAGACCGAACTGATCAACATATTAATGAACAAATGTTAGTGCATAAGAAATCATTTGCAGCATCATGGGAAGGTATGTTTGGTAGTCTAGAATATGAAGCAGTTATGCGGCAGGATAAAGCATTTGAAATAACTGTTGACTGGGAGAATGGTGAAAGCAATGTAATGAGTGCT